GTTAAATAATGACCAGAGGGCATAGAATGAGTTGTTAAATAAACATCATCACTAACTAGAACTAAGCTCCGGACGGCTTGCTCCAACAAAAAACTAACAACTGAATCACCTGCAAACTTAAACTCAATTTCTTGCTTTATTGCATCTTGAACTAAATTATTCATTGAGCCATCCCACTTAGCAATATCACCAGCAAATACTCCAACATTACACTCTAACAATTTTTTATACATAACAGGCCATTCTTTAATGGGATTGCAACCAACCATTATACCGTTCTGATTTCTACGACTCATCAAATACTCAACTAGAGAACCAAAATATTTTTTCATTAAATATTGATGTTGAATAGTCCCAACTCTGAAGCTACGCGGAACTCCGTCTTTCTCGTTATTACGAAGTTCGTCTTTCAACGCTTCTACCCAATAAAAATAATGCCATGGAGGCGCACCGTGTCTAATTCCGTCTTCTATCTCCCTGAGCTGTTCGCGCAACAAGGGGGTTGGTTGCTGATTAACAAAATCAATATAATCTTCTTTACACTTACTATTGCCAAAACCATTACTCGACTTTTTATTTAAACCTGCCAATAAAGCCGTGCCGCACACTATTTGCTTTTCTTCCAAAACACTAGGTATAAAACTTTTAAGTTCATCACGTAACCATTCTCTTCCAAACGATAGATGTTTCTCCGGAACAAAAGTAGTACTACCAAAAGACTTCTTTGCTACGTCCTTAACTGTGTTTTTACCATATTTAAGCAAATTAGCTGGTGACCTATCTACAGGATATATCCCATACAATTCCGTAGGACACAAATTGGACTTAGTACCTACGTGAGCCGAACTTCTTTGCTCCAACTTTATCACACTAGAATTAGGAATAACTTTCTCACTAACAACTCCAACATAGAAAGATTTATCATTCTCCAATACGCGATGTACATCCGCTATAGTTGCGGCCGAGAATATTTTAGAGACTCCCACGCCCCTACTAGCACATCCGGCCACATGAAAACCGACAATACTTGATTGATCCATTAAAACAGAACCACATAATCCGGGCGCTCTAACAGAATAATAACAATCACTGCTGGTTATCTTATGCTTATAACCTTCCCATCCTCTACGCATATTTGTGGTATAAACTACCCCAGAGGCTTTCACGCAACCAGACAGCGGAGTTCCTATACTAAAACACCCCGCTGGAGTTACTAGATTGAGAGGTTCCGTACCAGTATTATCGTGTTTAAAAAAATGTGATACATTTGGAAACACAGCTGCAATATTAGAAGGAAGAGCGACTATCGCCAAATCTTCAACCAAATTATCGTACAAGACATCAAATTTTATTTTATCATACAAACAATGTGAGTAATCTTTATCATTGTAAATACTGACGAATGAAGCATTGCGCAACGTATGCGAAGTCACCACTATATTATGTCCCGACACTAGTCCAATACTAGTCGACTCAGTGTCATCACCATAAAATCGTAAAAATTTTAAATGCTTTATTATTTTAGAGTGGCAAGTCGAAACCCCTCGAGTAGCGTTACTCAAAACATCGGCTAGCTCTCCCTCACTACGAAAATCCTGATCTACAGTTTTATTTTTAGCAAACGATCCAACCTCTACTAACACAAATATTATGGCAACGTAAATTACGACATATAATAATATACTTAACCAATCCATTTCATATATTTGTTTAAAAGCAACCTCCATAGTTTCCTCCAAAAAATTCTTGATAATAAAACTAAAATAACTTACCCGAAAACCAAACTTACCAACTAC